AACAACATTATTCATAAATGTTGCTCCGCGTAAGAAATTTACCGGTATACTTTTTAAATAATCACTTTGAAACAGCATTTCTGTGATTTGCTTACCAACTAGTTCATCACATTTTTCTATTAAAGGTATACTCCATGGTTTAAATTTTTCATCTACTTCTCCTGGTAAACTTCCTAATTTACGGGTTGCAGACTCAACAATACTACGTATGTAAACAATTTCATCTATTTTTTTATCTCTCAGCATACTAAGGGCAACATAAACCGCTAGATATGTCTTCGATGATCCTGCAGGTCCATCGCAAAAAATAATTTGCGACGCTTCATCCATTGCTTTCTCAACAAAAGCCTTATGATGCTCGTTTAAGTGAAATTTCTGGTCAATTTTAAAATTGAGAAATATATCATTTTTAATAATACCATTCTCATCTTTAGCCTTGGCAGCTTTTTTCAGCTGTCTGTCTTTCTTAGACATCTACTATTATTTATTCTGGATAATGTCTTTTTGTGACATAAATTATCTAAATAATGGAGATTGTTGTTACAGGTGGGTTAGGTTTTATTGGTTCGCATCTTATTGAGGTTCTTCTCGAAAAAACAGATGCAACTATACATTGCTTCGATAAAGAAACATATGCTGCGGATTTAGAATTTAAAGAGAAACTACATCACAATAAACGGGTCTTTTTTTATAAGGTAGATATTGCTAAAGACAATGAAATTGAGCTTATTTCATCAAATTTGAATTGTATTGATTATATAATTCACCTAGCTGCTGAATCACATGTGGATAATAGTATAGACGGACCAAAAGTATTTGTACAAACTAATGTTCTTGGTACTTTTAATATGCTCGAATTTGCTAAACAAAAAAAAGTAAAAAGATTTATCCATGTTAGTACAGATGAGGTTTACGGTTCGATCGATAATCCGTTGCAAAAAGCATTTCATGAAACGACAATACTTGATCCGAGCTCTGTCTATTCTTCAACAAAAGCATCATCTGATCTTATAGTTAAGAGTTACAATAAAACTTATAACCTCGATGTGTGTATTACGAGATGTTGTAATAATTATGGACCAAGACAAAACAAAGAAAAATTATTGCCCAAATTAATAACTAATGCTCTATCAAATAAACCTATACCGGTTTATGGGAATGGAGAAAATATAAGAGAGTGGTTATATGTGGTTGATCATTGTAATGCTATTTTAGCGGTACTCAATCGCGGTAAAGCAGGTGAAATTTATAATATAGGTTCTAGTTGTATAGTGTCAAATATTGCTCTAGTTAAGCATGTATTGCAAAAGTTAAACAAAAAAGAAGATTTAATAACATTTGTCGAAGATAGAAAAGGTCACGATTTTAAGTATACAATAAATTTTGAAAAAATTAAAACTGAGCTTAACTGGCAGCCAAACGTTGACTTTTTTGATCAAGGCTTAGATTTAGCTATTGATTACTATAGAAACAATCTATAATTATAAGTTAATGAGCGATCAAACTATCTTTTTAAGCGACGATAAGCTTTTTTATACTCTCGAGGGTGAAGGTGAATATGTTGGTTGGCCTTCGGTATTTATGCGTCTTTCAATGTGCAATTTAACCTGTAAAGGCTTTGCTTCTGCTGACTCACCTAATGGTTGTGATAGCTTTATTAGCTGGACGGTAAAGAATAGAATGACTTTCGGAGAAGTGTTTGATTATATGACCCAACGCGGCTATCAATGTTATCTTAAAGATGGTGCTATCTGGAAAATTACAGGGGGCGAGCCTCTTATACAACAGAAAGCCTTACTAGAGCTTGTTAATGAATATATTTTTAGGTTCGGTTATGTACCAAAGATAGACTTTGAAACAAACGCAACAATAATACCAGATCAACAATGGCTTGATTGGAAAGCAACATTTACTACCTCACCAAAGCTTAGTAATAATGGCGATCCTGTTGAAAAAAGATATAAACCTGAAGTGATAAAGTGGCATGTACAGAACGGTTCAGGGTTTAAGTTTGTAGTAAGCGGAGAGGAAGAAATAAATGAGATTCTAGAAAAATACGTTCAGGATTGCGGGGTACCCGCTAGTAGAATATGGCTTATGCCGTGTTGCGGTAGTAGAGCTGAACACAATGAAAAATGTGCTAGTGTTGCAGAGTTATGTAAGAAGCACAATTTTAAATTTAGCCCAAGATTACAACTAGTAATCTGGGATAAAGCGCTTAAGGTTTGAGATACTTACCGAACCAGGTTCCCCACATAAATACACCAAACGGTTCTAGTGTTTTATTAAAAACTAATTTATCTACCGACTCTCTTACCTGCTTACTTTTCGCATCATTACTCACATAGTCATCGATAACTACTATACAGTTTTTTTCTAATAAATGATGATACGTTTGTATATCTCTTTCTATTAAACCGTCTGCGTCCAGTATAAATAAATCTACCGAATGAAGTAGGTTATTTACTTTTTCAACAACTAACTTATCATAAGATACACCTCTCACGAGCTTTATTTTTTTATCTACATCCCAACTTACTATATTACTAATAAAATCTTCAATTATATTGTTAGATGGTAGTGACGGTTGTTCTTTAAATGTACCGCCTGGTTCGACAGCTACTACCTGGACATTGCTATCTAATGCTGCAGAAATAGTAGACCCACCAACATACGATCCTATTTCAAGAATACCTTTTTTAGCTGCTTTACCAAATAGGTTGAGCAAAAGTAAGGTATCTATATGAAGCATGGAAATAGACTTTAGCTTTATGAATATTTCTTGTTTTTTAATATCTTCGTTACAGCTAAAAACGTATTCATATAAATCATCAACTATTATATTCGGTATTTGATTAATGACTTTTTCTTCAAGATTCACAAAATTACTTACTAGTATTTTTAACATTATCAAATAATATATTGTAATGCGTATTGCAATTTGTGGCACCGCCTGTCAAGGTAAGACTACTTTAATTAACGACATAATTAAAGAATGGCCGATGTATTCTAAATCTAAAGAATCTTACCGAAAAGTCATTACAGAAGAAAAATTAAAAATAAACAAAGAAGTTAATAAGGACGGGCAATGGAAAATATTAAATTGTCTGATTAATGATCTACAAAGCACATCAAAAGATGATAAGATTGTATTTGACAGATGCCCGTTAGATAATTTAGTCTATTCATTATGGAGCAACGGTAAAGGTAGTTCTGATATAGATGATAATTTTATTAAAGAATGTATTCCTCTTGTCCGGGAAAGTATGAAGTTTCTAGATATAATCTTCTTTCTACCTATCACAAAAGCAGCACCTGTGAAGATAGAGAAAAAGTTTACTCGAGAAATTGATAAACTTTTTATTGAAGAAATAGACCATATTTTTAAAGCTATAAACTTTCAAGCAAATCAAAACAAATCTCCGTTCTTTGATTCCGCGGATCGCCCGCCAATAATTGAAGTCTTTGGAAAACCTGAAGAGAGAATACAGATGATAAAATTTTATATTGGCCAAGATGGTGGTTTAGTAGAGTCAGAAGAGAGTGTTTTAAGCTTTGAAAACTTGAGCGAAATGCAATCTCTACTAGATACACAGCAATCTATAAGTCAAGATGAAAAACAAGAGCAAAAGATTAAGAAGCAGATCATGGTAAACAATAAATATTTACGTGACAAAATTTAATGACAAGTTTGAGCATTTATTAGAAAGCTACCCTACATCTGTAAGAATAGTAAAAAGAGAGTTTTACCCAAAGAATTTCAAGCTATCAGAAAGCTTTGTGAAAGCTTTTAGGGATGAATATAAGCGGTTAATTGACGAAGGTCACGATAAAAGAAACGCTTTAAGAAAAATTAACAAAGCGTTATTCTTTCACACCAGAGCTTAGAAGAATTTAAATACTTTATATCTAAAGCCGAGATTAAAGCCTAATCTTTGAGCTTGTGTGTGATAAACATCAAACGAAAAGCAGTTGTTAGCAGCGGTTACAATATTTGTAGCATATAGCATACCCGATAAAAGAGGCATAACAGTAGTATATGACGGATCTAGAACAATATTAATGTCCTGGACTCTTATGCTCGCGAATGTAAGGTTACTCGGTAAAGGATCTGAAACAGTAACAGTGACATATTGATTACCAGGTTGAATAAGACCATTACCATAGCTCTCATATACTCTTGTAAAAATACTATCTAAATATGAGGTCACTGAAGGAACAAAATTCGTTTTTATATCTTCATACTCATCTGAACCTTGTACGTAGTCAGCACTAACACATACCCCGCCGGTAAAAATAAATTTATTATAATAACCGTTTACAGAATCAGTACCTGTACGCCCGTTAGAGCAAAAACTATCTGCAGAAATATTTGAAACAAGCGTAATTGAGCGCGCAAAAATATCTTGCGCACATGTAGTGCCCATAATAGTAGCGTTCTTACCTGTATCGGTCTTTACTACATTTAAATTTTCAAAATTTATCGTCTGTGTACCTTGCTCGGTTTGTACAAGCAAAAGATCACCGTTAACCAGCTCAGGTACAGTAGTTAACTGAGATATATTAACAAAATTACTATTTGACGCGTTATTTGCCATTTATATTATTTATATTAAAATATTGAAAGCCCATATGAATAAAATAGGTGTAGGCATTGTGACTTGTAATCGGCCTACTTTCCTTCTTAAGTGTTTAATGAGCATACCAGATAATATTCAAGATATTGTCGTAGTTAATGACGGTAAGGACTTTGCTGATATTGATAAGTTACATAAAAAGAAGAACTTTACATATTTTCATAACAAACAGAATATAGGTGTCGGGAGATCAAAAAATAAACTATTACGTCATCTACTCGATAGCGGTTGCGATCATATCTTTATTATAGAAGACGATATTGTTGTGAAAGATAAAGATGTTTTTAATGAATATATCCGTGCAAGAAATAAGACAGGTATACAACATTTTAATTTTGGTTATCACGGGCCTGCTAATAAGGGCGGTATTTCGGGCGGTAAGCCAAGACCAAGATTTATAGTTGACTACGGCCAAGTCAAGATTGCAATCAATATGCACAGTGTTGGTGCGTTCTGTTATTATACTAAAGAGGTTCTCGAGAAAGTTGGTTTGATAGATGAAAAGTTTATTAACGCTTTTGAACACGTAGATCACGATTATAGAATCGCAAAAGCCGGTTATTGTACACCGTATTGGAATTTTGCTGATATAGCTAACAGTTGTGATTATCTCGAGGAAATTGAATGTTCTGAAAATAGTAGTTCTATACGACCTCGGGATGATTGGCAAAAAAATATACAAGACGGTGCAAAACTTTTTAGTGAAAAGCATGGATATCTACCTGCATGGCAAAACGCAGTACCCGATACATCCCCAGATAAAGTTAAAGAAATCCTAAAAACTATTCATAAAAAGCATGCAATCCGAAATTGATATTTTAATTCCTGTCTCAATAGATCACGAGGATAGGCTAAGAAATTTAGCTATTGTTTTAAACTATTTAACTAAAGCTAGATTTAAGAACGTATATGTACGTGAATATTTTAAAGACGAGCCTAAAGCAAAGAAATTACTACAACAATATACAAAGTACAATTATACATCCTTTAAGAATGAAAAAGATTATTTTAATAAAATGACGTGCATTAATGAATTGTTTAATTTCACTAGTAACAAAATTGTATGTTGGTATGATGTTGATGTTCTGGTAAGTAAGAAAAGTCTTTTAGATTCAATAATATTAATTAAAGAAGAGAAATATGATGTTGTTTATCCTTATGATGGTAACTTTTTTGATATACCTGCTGAGACAGTAGATAAGATAATAAGTGATTTAAACACACCGATAGAACTTAAGAAATGTACTTTGTTTAATAAAAGCTCTTGGGGTGGTTGTGCTGTTTTTTCGAGAACAGCTTTTATAGCGGGCGGTAAATGTAACCCAAACTTTAAAAATGTAGGGTATGATGATGACGAGTTTTTAATGCGATTCAGAAGACTCGGTTTTAAAATCGGTAGAACTGATGGTGTATTATTACACTTAAACCACTTCCGTGGTAATACATCTTTTAATTATAACGACTATACCAAAAATAATATTGAAGAAGTAACAAAAGTTACAAATTTACCTCTGGAAGAATTAAAACAATACATTAAGAATTGGTAATGATCACAGCACGGTTAAAAGGTGGCCTCGGTAATCAGATGTTCCAAATAGGAACGGCATTGGCCCTTTCAAAAAAATATAAAGACAGCTATGGTATTGATTATAATATTAAGCACCATTCTGGACAGGGTTTTCCCCATTTAAAGTACAAAGACAATATCTTTAAAAATATTCCTATTATTGATTTTCAAGTACCTGATTTTGAAGTCTATAATGAAACAAAATTTAACTATGTTGAGATACCCAAAACAAAAGAAAATTTAATTATTGACGGTTATTTTCAGACCGATAAATTCTTTTTAGACTATAAAGAGGATGTAAAAAATATGTTTTATTTTAATACATCTCTAAAGGAAGCGGTTGATAAAAAAGTACGTACAATTAAAAATGTATCTCAAAAGAATAAAGTCACCGTGATGCATGTCCGTCGAGGTGAATATACACTGCTCCCTAAAATACACCCGGTCCAGCCTTTAGAGTTTTTTGAGAAGGCTTATAGTATTTGTAATGATAATGATACATGTTTTATTATTATAACTGATACGCCTGACTGGTGCCGGTATAACTTTACACAAAAAAATGTTTTCTTTTTTCAATCTGGTTTTAACTTTTTTCATGATCATAAAGGCGGTGGCTTGAGTGAATTATATGATTTATACTTAGCTTCTTCAGCAGATAAAAATATTATTTCTAATAGTTCGTTTGGTTGGTGGGGCGCATATCTTGGTAAACAAAAAGAAACGGTAGTATGTCCAAGACATTGGTTTGGTGAAGATATATGGTTTAAACCTACTAGCTGGACGGACTGGGATGATATTTTTGTAGACGGGTGGACAATACTATGAAAAAAATTCTTGTTTTAGGATCTGAAGGACAAGTAGGTAAACCTTTAGAAGAATATTTATCTAAAAAAGGCTTCGCAGTTACAGGCTTAGATCTAACAATAGAAACATCGCATGATCTGAGAAAGTATGATAATTTTACTCTGTATAAAAGTATTGCTGATTGTGATTTTGTTTATTTTCTAGCATTTGATGTCGGTGGTTCGAGATACTTAAAAGAATATCAGTATACCTATGATTTTATCGATAATAACACCCGTATCATGTCCAATGTGTTTAAGGTTTTAGAAGAATTTAAAAAACCTTTTATTTTTGCATCGAGTCAAATGTCAAACATGAGCTATTCACCGTATGGTGTTGCGAAAGCACTAGGCGAATATTATACAAAAAGTTTAAACGGTCGTATTGTAAAGTTCTGGAATGTTTACGGTATTGAAAGAGATATGGAAAAAGCACATGCAATTACTGATTTTGTTTTAAAAGCCAAGCATACTAAAGTTATTGATATGTTAACAGACGGTCAGGAAGAGCGTCAATTACTTTATAGTGATGATTGTTGTAGATGCTTACAGATAGTAGCAGAAAATTTTGGGAGCATTCCTAAAGACAAAGAATTGCATATAACAAATTTTGAATGGTATAAAATTATTGATATTGCAAATAAAATAGCAGAACATTTTCCGGGAACAAAGGTAATACCTTCTTCTAATATCGATACGGTTCAATTAAACAAAAAAAATGAACCTGATCCTTATATTTTAAATTTCTGGAAGCCGAAGATTACTATTGATGAAGGTTTAGAAAGAGTTATTAACTTCTATAAGCAGAATAATTTTTAAGTATTGATATTACCGTAATTCTATTTAAATTATTATACTATGGAGAATTTAGTCTTAGGTCAAACATGGGGAGGTCTTGGAGACAATCTACAATTCTCTACACTGCCTGAGCTTTATGCAGGTATTGGTAAACCCATATATTTAGCTGCTGGTAATGTAATTAGAAATCCGGAGATAAAAAAGCTGGTATGGGATCTTAATCCACATTTAAAAGGGGTATCTAACGAACCTCAAAATATCGGTAGTAATCTTTTTTCATCAATTCCTAGTACTGCTTGGACTACAAAATGTAATATTATTAAGAAGTGGGAGCTTGTTCATGGCTTTAATTCGGAAGATAATTTTCCTTTACCGAAGATATATTATAAGCCAAATCTATTAACTACACATTCAGATAAGATTGTTGCTGATCTGACGTCGATGACCCTAAAAGAACATTACAACGCTGATCTCTTTGTTATAAAAGACTTTTTAGAAAAAAATTATAAAAAGGAAAATATTTACTTACTAACGCCATCGTCAAAAAATTCATCTAGCCCTTTTCTACCTAAGCTTAATTTTGACCATCAAACTATTGAATATAGTGATATATTTGAGTATGCAGATATTATCTTTTCTGCGAAGAAATTCTTATGTTATTATAGCGGTAGTATGGTTCTCGGCGCAGCGTTAAGAAAGAATAATATTGATTGTGTACTTCCAAACCACCCGTCTTATTATCTAGAACACGAAATGCCGTATTTTTACTTTCCGAATGTTAATTATTTCGAGACATTAAAAAAATGATAGATAATTACGAATTGCTTCCTACAGGAGCGATTAAGCAAGTAAACATAGATCCGTTCAAATATGATTATGACTATGTCGATAAGTCTTATAATAAAATAGATAATAATTCTATGTCATGTTTGAGACTCGGAAATATAATTGGAACACTAGGGTATATTCCACAATCAATACTAGATGTAGGTTACGGTAATGGTAATTTTTTAGAATGGTGCTCGAAATTGATACCTAGTTGCTTTGGAAATGATATTGAACCTGCATACCCGCTTCCCGAAAAAATTACTTTTATTAAAGATATTACAGAAAAATTTTATGAAGTAATTACATTCTTCGATTGTTTAGAACACTTTAATAATCTGGATTTTATTGGTAATTTAAAATGTAGATGGCTTGTTATAAGTTTACCTTGGTGTCATTATTTTTCTGATGAATGGTTTACAAGCTGGAAGCATAGAAAGCCTAATGAACATATATGGTTTTTTAACGACGATGCATTAAGAAATACTCTTCAACAGTATAATTTTACTTTAATACGTACTAACAATATAGAAGATACTATTCGTAAGCACGAGCACTATCCTAATATCCTAACACAAATTTATATTAAGAATGAAACTTAAGATTATTAAAGACGATTCTGCGGTCGGATTAGGTTCCTCAATATTACGCGTGCTGCATAACCTTGTATATAGACAAGATAAAGAACTTTTATATTTTGAAATAAATAATCAGCTGTATAGTAATTCTGGTAATACGTGGAATAAATTCTTCTATCAACCTTTTAATTCTGAAAGAGAACAAATAGAAAAAAAATTTAAAGGGGGTGATTATACTATTGAAACCTGTTGGTATAAATGTGGTGAATTTCAGCTAGGTTACGGTAAGCATCAAGATAAAACTCAATTTCTAAATAGTGAATTTGTAGAACCGTTGCGCGACTTAGTCAAGAAATATTTACATATTAAGACTGAAATAACTGATATAAGTAATAGTTTTATTGAAAAAAATAACCTTAAAAATGTTTTATCTATTCATAAAAGAGGCACTGATCATTTTGTATCCGGTGGACATGCAGCAGGCCAACAGCATTTAATGGACTACAAAGCTATCATAAAACCTGCTGTAGAAAAAGCTCTTAAAAAACATAAATGTAATAAAATTTTCCTCGCTACAGATGAAGAGGAGACATATATAAATTTTAGGAAAGATTTTGGTGATATTCTATTAAAACATGATACAGAGTTATCACCATCAGGATCCAGTACAGGTTTACATTATTCAAATGCACATAATAATGAATCAAAGAAAATTAAATTAGGTGTTGATATGTTAGTAGATATGCTTATAATGGCTTCTTGTAAACACAGTCTATGTATGAAGAGTAATGTGACGATTTTAAATATATTATTTCGTGATAATTATAATTATGAATTTATTGATGATCATATTGATTACGGGATGGCAGGCTAATGTTACAAGTTAATATTTTTGATAATAATTTCGGTCATAGTATTAATGAAGATGGTTTTGATACCGCTTCTATGGGACGTAAGCCACAAGTAATGCGGTGGGTAAGAAATCAGCTAAACTTTGACGGACCAACAGTCTTTACCGATGAAATGATGTTTGATCCGGTAGTTGATAAAGTAAAATGTAAATACAAAATAGGATGGGCACAAGAATCGCCTCTAATAAAACCTGATGTCCTTGCAAACTTAGATTATGTGAAACATAAATTTGACTTTATTTTAACACATAGTCAAAAACATATTTTAAAAGATCCAAAGAAATATAAACGCCAAATTATTGCATCTAGTAGAGTAAAAGATGAAGATATGCAGATTTATAAAAAAACAAAAAACATCTCAATCATTGCATCCTCTAAGACCTGGACTGAAGGTCATTTATTAAGACATAAGATTATAAAAAATTTACAGGGCGTCGATATATGGGGCGGTGATTATAGGAATTTTGATAACAAACTTGACCCGCTGAAAGACTATATGTTTTCTATAGCCATAATGAACGCTAGGGTAGAAAATTATTTTACTGAAATTTTAAATGACTGCTTTGTTGTAGGAACTATTCCAATATTTTGGGGATGCCCTAATATAGGCGACTTTTATGACATAAATGGGATATTACCTTTTGAAACTATTGATGATTTACATAAAATCAAAATTTCTAGAAAAACATATGATTCAAAAATGGAGTCTGTAAAGAAAAATTTTGAATTAGGTAAATCTTACGCATCTACAGACGATCTAGTTGCAAAAAATATAATCAGTTTAATTAATAATATATGAAAAAAGCGTTAGTTTGCGGTGCGGGTGGTTTCATCGGAAATCACTTGGTTAATAAGCTTAAGAGTCTCGGCTATTGGGTGCGTGGTGCTGATTTAAAAGTACCTGAATATAGCCCCACACAAGCGGATGATTTTGTTGTAGGAGACTTAAGAGATGGAGGTATTGTAAGCGATTGTTTGAGTGTATCAAACGGTGTATATGTAGATGAGGTATATCAATTAGCAGCAGACATGGGTGGAGCGGGTTATATTTTTACAGGTGAGCATGATGCTAACGTTATGCATAACTCCGCTTCCATAAATCTTAACGTAGTAGATTTGTGCGCAAAATATAATGTCAAAAAAGTTTTCTATAGCAGTAGTGCATGTATGTATCCAGAGCACAATCAACTTGATCCTAATAACCCTAATTGTGAAGAGAGCTCTGCATATCCAGCAAATCCAGACAGCGAATACGGGTGGGAGAAATTATTTAGTGAACGTTTATACCTAGCTTATAAGCGTAATTACGGGCTCGATGTTAAGATTGCTCGGTTTCATAATATATTTGGTCCTCTAGGCTCATGGTGTAATGGAAAAGAAAAAGCTCCAGCAGCTATCTGTCGAAAAGTCGCAGAAGCAAAAGACGGCGGTGAAATCGAGATATGGGGTGATGGTGAGCAAACACGCAGCTTTTTATATGTGGATGAATGTGTTGATGGTGTCCTTAGATTGATGGATTCTAATTTTGAGGGCCCAGTCAATATAGGATCTGAAGAAAAAGTAACTATCAATAAGCTAGTAGATATAGCTTCAGATATAGCAGGAAAAAAATTAATTAAAAAACATATTAAGGGCCCCACAGGTGTAAGAGGCAGAAACTCAGATAATAAGCTAATCAAAGCAAAATTAAATTGGGCGCCCGAATTACCGTTAGAGCACGGCTTAAAAATAACATATAAATGGATAGAGCAACAAGTTGCACTTCATAAGGTATAAATTAAAATTTAATAATGATTTCAGAAGATATTAAAGTTTATGACGGTAGTTTGATTCATAGTCGTTTTGCTTATAAATTTTTTCGAGATAAAACACTACCCATAGGTAATATTGTTGCTTTTCGTGCTCCTATGAAAGTAGAAGCTGAAGGTATGGTCGATAGTGAAGATGTATTAAATAATGATTTTATCTATAGTGACGATGCTATAAATTTTTGCTGGGAAATACCTTATTTAGATCCTTTTGGTGCTGTTGCATGGCAGCGTCTATTCAACACACAGATTGCAAATATACTAAGCACGCAATATCTTAATGCACCTATTGTTGTTGATGGAGATGATCTCATAGTTCAAAAAGAGCATACACAAGGCGGCGTTACGCAGCAGAATGGTAAATGCAGTGTAAGCATTACATATGTAAAGAATAATATCGCTCTCGGTCATACAGGTATCAATATTAAAGCCGGTAAAAAAGCTCCTGCGTTTGCTTTTTCAACTAACTTAACAGAACAACAAGCAAACAGCTTTATGAGTGATGTTATTAAATTATTTTATACACTAAATGATGATATTTTTATAGCTACTAGTAAAGTTATAGCTTGAGCACAATTTTTGATTTCTTAAACGATATTCTTTTTTCTAAAAAGAAAGAAGCTTTTAAATCAGTAGACGATAATAAGGCTTTTTCACCGTATTTGATTAACAGATGGATTAGTATGTACTCGCCAGAAATGGCTCTAGTGATTAATAATCTCGGTAAGTACATCTCCCTATTTGACAATAAAATTGATTTGTACAACTTCTTTGTCGCGGTTATACCTAAGAAGTCGAGAAAAAATATTAGTTATATAAAGAAAATAAAAGATAATGTCAAGGCAAAGAAAGATGAGCCTGATATTGTTGCTCTACTAAGTAAAAAACATGAAATTTCAAAAAGAGAAATAAAAGAATATCTTTCGATTGAATAAATAAACCACGCTCATAAATCATTACAATGAGCGCAAATATTGATTTACTTAATGTCAAGAAGTCGTTAATCGATTTATCTGAAACTCCGAAAAATTCGTTTAACTCGGTTTTTACTGGATATAATCTAAAGAAACTTTTAGATGATATCTTACTTGTAAAGTTTGTTGATGAGACGGAAGACGGAACTTCTATTGTAAGAAACGGTATTATAGTACCATT